CCAGATTTTTGCAGCTGAGATATTTGCCCTTGACTTAACACATGGCTCATGACAGCTACACAATCAATACTTATGGCAGTCAAAAGTCCCTCAACTACAATCACAAAGTGTCTGCTATTATACAGCGCATGGCTGTTGAACAAATAGTCTGTGGGCAACTTGCTGTTGACATATCTAGGCTGCCCAGTGGGCGGTGTCCCTGCCCATCGCGCACTGTAACCCACTGTGGTTTGTTTGTGATCTTTCATGGGAATGAGAACTCTGTGTTTCATTTTCCATCGTCCCCCGTGAGGTGACCAAAAGTATTCACTGTTTCTCATGACACTGGAGCCACGCTGATTGATATAGTGCCAAGCTTGTAGAAAATCAGGATCTTGATTGTTTTCCTCGACAAGTTTACTCATTAACTGGCTGTTCAAGGGCCAAGCATCAGGTTCAAACTTCACGTCTAACGTAATGGCCGGAAGAGAATCTGTGCTGGAGCTGCCTTCAAGGCTTTTTTGCAGCTCGTGCATTTTTAAACTGTCAATAATTTCTTGTGGAACAGACATCCACGACAGCAGCATGCGAAAACTGTCAGTTAGGCCATCACCTGTATATCTACAACGATATCCACAGTTATAACAACTGTAGGAAACGTGTGATTGTCCATCAATCAACCAGTTGCCACGACCACGAGTGTCAGGCCTGTGTCCGCGATGGCTGCAACATACTGCATTTGCACTTTTCCAGCCTTTACTAGCGGTTCTAGCTCGCGCAGGAATCCATTGACCAACTACATCTGCTACAGATACCATTACATGGTTTAGCTTTTGTAGAGTATTTTGTCAAACGTTCCTGTGTTGCCAAGAGCACTTTGATAAACAAAACGCACCCAGTAGAGATTTTGTGTGGTGCTGCCCTGCCATATTGTGGGCTGATCGTCGCCAGTCCATTGTTTGTAGTTGGTGTCAGCTGTTAGAGGAATGAAAAACCATTCGTTATCTGTGGGCACATTTTCTGTCAAACTGCCTTGCATCCAAAGCTTGCCCAACCAGTTGGTTGTGTAAACCACCCATGTATGAGTCCCCGAAGTCTCACCTGTTTGTGCATTGCCAGGTAAACTGGAACTCACGTATAAAATATCAGTCCACCAGTTGAGCGGTGTGGGTGTGAAGTTAGTGATTACTGTGGCTGGAACAAGTTCACGTTGAGTGCCAGCTAAAATTTCCACTGCCACATCAATGTCTTGATATTGATCACTGTAAAGAAAACGTTGCACATTGCTGTCATCAGTGCTGGTAAGCTGAATATTGTAAAATCCCAAAGGCAAAAACTGAATATCAGTTTCTTGTATGTCAACTACAGCTTGGCCTTGAGCAGCATTGGTAGTTGTGACACTTTTAACCAAAACTGTCTGTTGTGTTTCCACATTAATCATTTGAGCAGTTAGAGTGAGACCGGTAATGTCCACAGGTCTCCGATCAACATTACGCACCAGCATTTGCAGGGTGTTAGTAACGCCTTTGTATATTTTTTGCTTATATTGAATCATGGGCCATGTCTGCAGGAAAGTTCCAGGTGCATCATACATCCAATATAGCTGTTGTTGATAAGAATAAAGGGTAATAGTGGACATATCATGAATAAAATAGTGATTAATCTAATAAGTATTTAGCTGAACTGTTACAAGGAAACTGCTATGACACCACAGGAACTAACCGACTTGCAACAAAGATATCCCTTTCTCAGTGTAGTGCAATATCTCAACAACGAGTATCTAGGAATCATTCAACAAGCTGATCAACAGTTTATCAACATTTATGCTTGGGATGACAACTGGACTGATGTCCGCAAGAAAAGGTTTCTAGTTTGTGGTGAAACTTGGTGGTGGGAAAGCAACAGAAATATCCCCATAAATTTGTTTATGGGGCAAGACTTTCAAGAGTTTAGAACCGTATTAAAAACTTTTGCAAGCAAAGAAAGTCGTGTAGTTCAAGGTCCCACAGTAAATCTACGTGAAATGTTAAACAAACGAGTAAAACGACGCACCATTACTTTGGTGCGCGAAGTTTAATCGCCTAGAGTACTAACTTTCACTCTCACTTTTACAGTTTTACCATCAGCACTGACTTTTGGTTCAAACTTAACACGCTGTTCTCTTAGATATTGAGTTTCTTCCTGTCGACTCCACTTTTGCCAGTGCTGCATGGTTTTCCATGCAAGCGTGCGGGCCACCAGTTCATTGTTTACAGCCAAAATAGCATAAAAATCATCACTGTTTTCCACAGCACGCAAGCGCACACTGAACTGGTCGCTTGCATGCTCGAGACTTACGAGAATATCTCGCAGTTCACGTGGCTGGCAACGTGGATTGCGCCACATCCAAACATCACCATGCAAGCGTTGACGAAACTTACCTGCAAGTTCTGCGTCTTCAATATATCCCAAATCCCAAGTGTTGTCTTCATGCACCACATGGGCATGACATCCAAACATTGAACTGGCTAGCTGTAGCTGCATGATTATACCTCTCTATGTGTTATATTATAATGATTGTGAAACTTCGTCAACGATTATTTCTGCATGAACCTTCACCAACATGGCATAACCAAAACTATGAGATTTCCTAAAATGGTAACCTTGGTCACTGCGCTGCCAAATGTCGGGATCAGCACTAGACAGCCCATGTTCCAAACAACGATTGATAAGCCATTGTTTACCGGGTCTAATCAACGCCAAAATGATAGCAATGTCTTCTAGACTTTTAGGGGCCAATCGTGCTGTTAAATCAGCATGATTGTGAAGATGGATCAGTTGTGCAACAAACTCAGGATAAGTCATTAACTGCCAGTTGAGATCACGATCACATAGTTCTTGCAAATGCGCAGGACTGCGGACCTTCTCGTAGACGTTTACATTGAGTATGTCAATTTTGAACAATCCCTGTTGCTGAGCTTGCTTGTAGGGCAAGCTGCAATAACCAGTAACAGGATCTTGAGGTACATTGTGGAAATACACCCCGGTGTTGTGTTTTTCCAAGCGATCATTTCTAAGCAAGCTAGCAGGAATATGTTTGATGTCTGCTAGGGCTTGCTCTCTGGCGGCCACGTCAATGTCGATATCAAAATCTATCATGTTCTCTGACGTAACCGGGTGTTTAACTGACTGAGTCGGGACATGATTTCTCTGTGTTCCTGTTGCATCTTGGTCATTTGGGTTTTTAAATCTTGATTTTCTCGCACCAACTGTTGAATCACCTGTTCACCGGGAACACGTTGCCGGTTACCTTGTTGGTCTGATACTACTACCCAGGCCCCCTCAATCTGCCAATCAGAAGTCTTTTTTGTCAAGGGCAGACTGTTGCTGTCATCGCTATCGTTGCTATATTGTCCGCCAAACTGTATTTGCTCAACTACCCGGGGTTCAGCTTTAATGGGAATATTCCAGATTTCTTGGGGCTCTACTAAAAACTTTTTCATTACATTCCTGCTTGTGCTAACATCTCACGGGCAAAATCTGCATCTTGTGGATGGCTTTTGAACTTGAGTTTCCACACATGAGCAGGAGCCCAGTTTTGTATCATGGACACTTGTTCATGGCTACAGCGTTGCAAAAACTCTGCACTGCTGTCGGCATTGTATATCAACCAAGGACTGATTCTGCCATGACAAATGATTTGTGTGCCCATATTGGTATTTACCATACGAAAAAATTCGCACCAAGCTGTGTCATTTTGTTGCGCCCATTTGGCAAGATATTCCACGCTGCGAGCAAGAGCTTGATCACAATTTTCCGTTGCAATCAAGTCATGTACATACAACACCAGCAAGCTTTCTTGACACCATTTATCCACAGGTATATTGCTGCGAATAACAAAATCAATAAATGCCCGGGGAGCTACAACATCGTTTTCAATAACATAAGTGGAAAACTTGTTGAAAGCTCCATAAAATGCACTGGAAATAAAATCTTCCTGTGTGACTTTTTTCATGTTACGCATGCCACTAAGCTCATGAAATCTCTGCCAACTGTAAAACGCCAAGCGACCTTGAGCTGTGTCTCGGTTAAACCAACGTCTTTTCTTTTCACAACTGTGATTATACCAAGTTTTTTCTTTTGCAAAAAATCTTTTGCAAAACTCGCATACAAAAGTCATTTTGCACTGTGGAGTTTGACTAGCTCTTGAACTTTATTTTCTGCATAACCACTAGCAACTGCTAAGTCAATCACCTGCTGCTGCGTGATAGTTGCCAGCATGATTGACAGTTCTTGACTGTTGAGTTGAGGATAATAGTTTTGTATAAGTTCCACAATGGGATTGTCGCGTCGTTTTTTTGCTCGTGCAACTGGTATCCAGGGATGAAACTGTTTGCTGCCAGCACCTGCACAACATAGCAATAGATGCTGTAGTTCAGCATGATCCCTCAAGTCACTGAATCCAATATTGACCAGATCATTTACTGCCAAAATAGCATAAGATTGTAAAGCACTGTTGTTGGCCAAACTACTGAGATAACGCATGATCACAAAAGGACTATAAGCTCGACGTTCTTGTTCAGTTAGTTGGCTGTAATAGTCAAGCTTTTGTGTATCAATAGCACTTAATACCTGTTTGATATCCAATGCATATTCTTTAGCCATGTGATGACTCCTGATAAAACAAACTACTGTTTGGCGCCGCGACAAGATTGCGAAAAATCAACACTTCCATGGCTTTCTTGGCTTCAAAGCCTGTTTGTGTTTTTTTACGACGCCCTGCTGTATATGTCACAGGTATTTTTACCACGTGCGCTTGCACTTTGTCAAAGAATCCGTCGCCGCTATCACGATTGCACAACCAAAAATTATCATTTTGTTCCACAGTTTTTACAAGCTTTTCCAGCTCAATATCTGGAAATGGTTGATTGTAATCAGCAAAACTATCGCGATAGGGAGGATCACAAAACACAAAGTCACAAATAGGAACTTGGCTCCAATCACCTGACGTAATATGAACTTGTCGTTGTGTTAATGCATCGTGCCATGCTTGCAAGTTATCGGGATCATATACTTGAGTTTCTGTAAGCAAGCCACAAGGCGTGCCATAGCGATTGTTGGTGTTTTTGTTGATTTGCCAAATGCCGTTAAATCCTGTGCGCATGAGAAAATACAACACAGCAGCTTGCTGAGTTTTTGACCACTTTTCCCAATCCCATGCATGTTCTTCACGAACTTTATAATAATATGCACGGCGCTGGTCATAGTTGCCTTGCAGATATTCCTGACTATGCTGTTGTAAACAATCGCAAAAATCTTGGAAATCGCTAACAATACTCTGATAGATGTTGATTATGTCGCTGTTGATATCGTTAATCCAAACTTCCTGTGGATTGTATTTTTCAATCACATGAGCAAACATAGCCCCGCCACCAAAAAATGGCTCACTGTAAGTCTTGATAGGAGCAGCTGGCATATAGGGTTGATAGTATTTGAGCATTTTGCTCTTGCCACCAGCCCATTTAAACAATGGTTTAATCAAGGGTAATCGCCTGTTTCATGATGTTATACAGCTCTTGGTCTGTGAAACCCTGTTCTTGCCCGTGAAAACTTGTGCCTGTTGCATGAGTTACATTCCAAACAACTGGCTTGCCTTCACAAGCCAAGGCAAAGCTTAACCCTTTATACATGCTATTATGCTCTTGAACACCTGGGCCACTGCAAAATGTAACATATCTTGCTTGTGGTGCCAACACATGAGCTATCCAGCGATTCATATACCATCGCTCGTGTGCGTTGCCCACTGCTCCTTGTTTTTTGCCTTCAAAAATGGCAACGATTTGGTTTTTGCTGTTATACCAAATACCACCATCTGGCTGGCAGCTGGCAAGGCCTCCGGGAATGTCCCGGGACAAAAACTTATTCACACGTCTGTAACCCTGTGGGGCTAGTTCCTGGGACAAAATCTTGCTAATATGCCGCATTCCGCGATCTAAAGCATGGCTCTGTGAGTCATATGCAGTAGTGCCTTTTTTGATACCTCCTTGAAATCCGTGGGTTCTCTGGCTCATATAAAATCCTTGGTTCG